GGCCGGATGTATATTACACAGATGTGCAAAACATACATCCCCTACAGGACGCGCTGAACGCCCTTGTGGTGAGACAATCTCACCCTCGATGGGACAGGACATACTCGCGGAATGTGCCAATGTGACATCCGCACCTAGCGTCGTCAGGGGGAAGACTCAACTGATCTTTCGTACCACAAATGCTGTATGGTGGATTTACCTATCAGTATTATTGGTTCCCAAGGGGCGTTCCCGAATTCACAGGGAAACCCGTACAAGACAACAAAGATGAAGAAAACACAGAGTCTTCCTCCACAAGTACTATACACGAGGGGTTAGAAGAGAGAATGAGTTAGGCGAGACCAAGGGCGAGTGGACCCGCGACCTCCTCAATAGACTGAACAGTCGACCAACGGCCGCCAAGGCGACCCGGGTTGAGGTTCTGATTGAAGAGATTGCCGAGGTATCCCTCCCCCGCCGAAATCGCACGTTGGGCACCGCGACCCAGAAGCTCATTTCCAACAACACGTCCAGCTGAACCAAGTGCTTCAGCGGCGTCACGAATCATATTCGTGATCCCTAGGGAGATTGTTGGTGGCAGAGATGCCATTGAGGCAAGTGGACCGGCAAACCGGTACCTACCATAATAGCATGCTGCCATCGTGAGCTCTATATTCTGAACAGTCGCGAAAGCCTCAAAAATAATAATGATAGAGGATACGGCAGGAGTATCACCACCATTAAGTAAGCTATAGGCCTGAGTAGGCGGAATAAATTTCGCATACGAGGTCTGATCTACTGGGATACAGTCCCACTGGTGAGCCTTTGTAAGGGCAGAACCAGTATAGGTATGAGTACGCGGGTGATTCTTTACCATATCGTAAAGATACCCCAACTCAGATCCAGTCATACTTAATGGAGTGCCTGTTCGTAATACACGGACGATCCCTCCAGCATCAGCTGCACGGGAACAGTTCCTGACTCGTATCGAGCCACGAGAACACAGAACCTGTGTAGGTGATCCAGACGAGGGTCCGCCTCCGGTGTTATCAATACCGGTGCTATCAATATTATTATTACCCCAACTGAAGGTTGCCCCACTATCAGTAGTCACGCACTTACCTAGTTGATTGTATCCGCCCGAGGGCTGGAAGATCCACATGGTTGGTTGCAACGCTGACGTGAAGTCGGAAATCGACGCAAGGCCTCCAAGATGCGTCGCAGGGCCGACCGAAAAGGCGAGGGCCTGGGGCTTTTGTGGTCCAAATGCATTGAAATGATGATTAGGAGGTAACCCACGAGGTACCTGAGGGCGGTTACGCACGATATTTTGTCGCTGCGGCTGTCCCCGGGCTCTTTGTGGGGGACCCCTGGGGGGTCCACCTCCTTTTCCATTTCCTTTGCCTTGGTTGCGATTTTGGTTGGTATTTCGATTTCCATTAACCATGATGCACTACATTGAGTGCAAAGAGTCTCCTCATTGGCGACTAACTACACGCGGGTTTCACGCAAAATTGTTGTGAAATGATCCCGTAGCACATTTCTGCCATGATGTTTATAGAGGGAGGCGTCATCAGTTGGCCCCTCTTTCGTGTAATCGTGCGTAGTTAGGTTACCATAAGATTCTTTTCGTCCGGTATAAACCGGGAAAAGAACCCCTATCGTATACCTTCCGACCGGAAGACACCTCTGCTAAGTGTCCCGGATATGGAAGAGGTGCAGCGGAACAAGGACAAGCTCCAGCCGCTTGGGGTACCTCTTCCCCAGTGGGAAGTTTCGGATAGTGGGTAACAACTCTAATCACCTTGTTCCAGCCCTTGGGCTTGGTACGTTCGGTGAATCGTGGTTTCTTACGGAATTCTTTAAGAACAGAGCGATTGGGTCTTTTACAAGACCAGCAATCCAATTCAATTGGAGGAACCTGTTGCATATTCAGCAGTTTAGGTCCCTTTTGCTCTGGTAAAGACCTCTCATTCTCTCTCATGGGTTCGAAGCTGTCACGTAATACTACATCATATGCTCTTTTCAGGGGTCGAGGCTGAAGGGAGGACTTTCCATTCTGGATTTTCCTCCCATTCAGCCACTCGACTGTATGATCGCCCGAGCATAGACTGGTAATCATACCATCGAATTTAATATCCGATTCAGGTAAGACACCAGTTAACCTTTTCATATTACGATTGAAGAGAAATTTTGAGAATTTCACTTGAAAAGGTGTGTAGTAACAATTGGCACCCCTTGGTTCTGCTACACCAAGGCCGCCTGTCTCTGGGCTGCCATAAAGTGTGTAATTGCCATTCTGTGTAAAGTGTTTCACTTTATCGGTATTGTAATGAATAAACCGATCCACAGCTCTGGCAGGGGAACAGGAATTTCTGGAAAGATAATCGAGCTTTCCAACAAACGGAAGATTGGCACAGGCCATCCGGAGACTTGGACCAACAGGTCCAGGTGCATTCTCCAGGAGAAGACCGTTATTAAGGTAGTCAATCTTCCGAAAGTGATGACCTTTTACCGTACGATGATATAGCCAGGATTCACTGTTTACCGTGAGGTAGTTGGGACTTATGTAGTTCTTGCCCACACTCAGTTGAAACCCGGCGATTTTAATCCATTTCTGCCAGACTTCATAAAAGTCTTTATTGGCACGAAAAAGTATATCATCGCCATT